CTTACCAGTCGGGTCTCAGGCAGAGATGTAAAATTTACTACTGTAGTAATGCCCGTCTCTTGTTGGTAATACAGAATCCCAACCTCCCACCCCTCTTTTTGTAACGAGGTGAACTCTTTTTATAAGGGTTTCCTCATATAAATAATTTTACGTTCAGTCCCATTAGGGACCGCAAGTAAGCCGACTCGGAACGGATACGTTCATCTCATGATTGAAATTCTAATTGCTACTGCTGTAACTTGTGCAGATGTATCAGAAATGGTAGATCGCATACGTGCAAACAACACTGTTGATTCGGAAACGAAACAAGAGTTAGTTGAAATGTATGAAGTAGATTTTACTGAAGTACTGGATTTAGAATGTGATTTTGAGACGCAAAAGACGACTGAAGGAACGGTCTAATCAACCTAATCCTACAGGAGAAAAAAACAAATGGCAAAAGTCACTTACCGAGGAGTCGAGTATGACTCTGATGAGTACAACAAAAAAGTACTCGCTGAATCAAATCAGCAAAGAAACTTCGATCTAATGTATCGTGGTCTAAAACATCACGTTTCAACTGTTAGACGATAATTACAACACATTATGTGTTGATTTCCTTTAAGCACCCCACTGGGGTGCTTTTCTGTTATAATAAATATTGCAACTACTACGAGACTACCATGAAAATATTTCTGGATTGCTCTGACGTTGAACTTATTCGTGATGCTTACGAGACAGGATTGATAGATGGTGTTACCACCAATCCATCTCTTATGTTGAAAGCAGGTAAGGATCCAGTCGGAGTTCTTAAAGAAATTTCCTCGATCTTTCCTTTCCATTCATCAGTATCTGCTGAAGTTGTGGGAGAGACCACAGAAGAGATGCTAGAGATGGCAGATGAATACGTTGACATTGGACCAAACATAACCATTAAGGTTCCCTGTACACCTGCAGGACTTAAAGCATGTAAAGACTTGACAGATGATGATGTATCTGTTAATGTTACACTATGTTTTTCTGTAGCACAAGCAATACTTGCTGCTAAGGCAGGTGCAACATACATCTCACCATTTGTAGGTCGTGTATACGATCAATCATTCGATGGTATTAAACTTATTGAGGAGATTTCAAATGTCTACGCTACACATAACGCCAAAACTCAAGTCCTTGCTGCATCCATTAGGGACGTTCATCAAGTTTCCTCTGCTTTCAGAGTGGGGGCTGATATCTGTACTATTCCTGGCAACATATTTACTGGAATGTACAAGCATGTTCTCACGGACAAGGGGTTAGAGAAGTTTGATGCTGACTGGTCGAAGTTGGTAGGCGGTTAGGTGAACGGACGTATAAACAAGGTACAAATGACTGCCCAGATCATGAAGATGAAAACTGGGCTAGACAATGGGTGGTATCCTGAGTGGGATAAGAGACAGAGAGGAGCAGCACAAAGGATACTGCTCAATGTATTAGAACATTTAGATGAGTACTGGGAGTAATCTATGCAAAAAGCAACACTTAAAGTATTAATTGCTGATCTTGAAAGAGCATTAGCAGAGTTAAAGTCTGAGGTTTACTCTGACACTTCAGTTTATCGTATAGATAGTGGCGATGGATCTATATCCTACGCTACTATAAACGATGAAGATGGAGAGTGCGACTGATGAAGTGGTTAAAGAGGGAGTTTATGAAAACCCCTGGTTATATGAGGGTAAACCTTTTACTACTAACGACATTGGCGACCTCTTCGGTTTTGTCTACAGGATTACTAATCTCCAGACAGGTAAACAATACATTGGAAGAAAATATTTCTGGCAGAAACGAAAGCCTCGCACTGGAGGTAGAAGGGTTACGTCTGAAAGTGACTGGAAAAAATACTACGGAAGTTCTAAGGAACTTAATGAAGAACGAAAAAGTGTTGGGAATAATACCTTCCTCAGAGAAATAATTAGTATACATAAAACATTGGGTCAAGTTAATTACGAGGAGACCCGACAACTATTTCTCAACAATGTACTTACGGAGGCTAGCGAAGATGGCACACCAAGATATTACAACAGCAACATACTGGGTAGGTACATGCGTAAGAACTACTTCAATGCTTGACAATATCTGTTCATAGAACTGGACAGTATCATGACAACGCTAGAGAAGTTCTCTTCTGTGTTGCCTCTCCTATGGGATGCAATAGACAGACAGATCACACTTGACATAGAGTACCCTGCCGTATATAATAGAGTGAACAGACATTACGAAGAGAGAGGTGTCTCTTTCTATGGTGATGTTGATGAGGATTATGATATCCTCTTAGACAAATTAGAAACTGATCTTTACTCTGAATATGGAATGGATTTATAAAATATGGACTGAGTTAACTTGGGTTGAAGGTTTTATCTTCACTCTATGGTTAGTCGGTTTGTACTGGGGTAAGAAGAAATTAGATTACCGTTTTGCTCGGAAGACTCAACATGCTTGGGACAAGAGCATATATAAAGTTAAGATAGTTCCTGACTCACATATAAATGTGGATCATGCACACATAGATGAGATAGACCATGCTCACATAGATGATATCGGTGAGATACATGGTGATGTTGTTACCCACCCTAAGAAATTTTAAAACTATGACCTGCGGATTACTACACCCAAAATTTGATGCTGCTGTTGATGCTGTTAAAGAGGCATTCAAAGAAGCAGTAGATGCTAAGGACTTTGATAGAAGTACTCTTAGTGAAGTATGGAGACACTACCAAGGACTTCAAACGATTGCTGAGGGATTACCTAAGCATACACATACTGTACCAGAAGATCTTATTACTTTTGGTAATGACATAACGATTAACACTGATGACTTACAGGAGGATGTAGTGTTCCCAGATGGAACATATAATCCTGATTATAATATCACATTCCCAGAAGGGGATATTAAACTAGACCTAGATAGTGTTAGTCTTTCGCAATAGACTATAAACTAGATGCGTTTAGCGAGAAAGCGAAACATAATCTAGGTTTAATCTATAGGGGGACTTAATATCCCCCTTTCTTATTATGAATTTTATTCCTAACTCAGATATATTAGTTGCTGCTATACCAGATGATGTCTTTGCAGATCTTACTAAGGCATCTCACATGGGTATAGCATCAAAGAAACCTTTAGGTGATGAGAAAGAGGCATCAATAAGACAAGAGTATCAGATGCCGATACCAAATATTTTTGAAGACTGGATAACACAGACTATAGATTTAAGTTTTCCATACCATACACCTGAGTATGGTATCATGGAGATGGATAAGAAGAACATGAAGATTGTTCAGATGTGGGTGAATGTAATGGAAAAAGGTGATCAACATTTCCCACATCAACACCGTCATTCATTTTATTCTTTTAGCTGTTACATAAGTTGTACTAATGATGACGCACCATTTTATTTCATCAAAGATAACAGAGGACAGAAAGTTAATATCGATAAAGGTAGTGAGGGACATGCTTTGATCTTCCCTTCTACATTAATTCATACAGTTTACCCTAAGACCACAGAGGATAAGAGAATATCAGTATCAGGGAACATTGTACTGACACCCGTACAAATACCTATTTGACAGATCTTTACATTTGCTATATAATTATGTAATGTTTCTTAACAAAACAGAAATGACTTCCTCAACTGCCAACAAGTATACAACTACTGAGTATGGCAAGCAGAATATGTTCGCAGCAGAACCTCCT